GAATAATTTTTATGAGGTGTATGAAGCAGCCAAGACCGATAAGGACTGGGTCACGGCGGTTTATAAGGCAAGTGAAACAGGTATTCTGGATGAGGAAGAGCTGGATAGTGCCAGAAAGTCCATGTCTGAAGATCAGTTTAACCAGGAATATGAATGTTCATGGGTTGCGAATGTTCCCGGTGCTATCTTTGCCAAGGAAATTGAAAAGGCAGCGAATGCCAATCGGATTACCAATGTTCCTTATGATGCAGGGCATAAGGTAGATACATGGTGGGATTTAGGTGTGAATGACTCTACGGCAATCTGGTTTACCCAGAATGTAGGCCGTGCGGTTCATGTAATTGATTATTATGAAAATCGTGGTGAGGGATTGAATTTCTATGCTAGAATCTTACAGGAAAGAGGATACTTGTACGGTACACACAATGCTCCCCATGACATCGAAGTACGAGAGCTGGGTTCTGGTAAGTCCAGAAGGGAAGCGGCCTATGACCTGGGCATTAATTTTCGAGTCGTGCCGAAACTGCCCATTGAGGACGGCATCCACGCAGCCAAGATGATTATTGGTAAGTGCTGGTTTGACAAGGACCAGACGAAGGTGGGTATGGAAGCCTTAAGGCATTACCATAGGGCTTATAATGAGAGAATGCGAACTTTTCGATCCACGCCGGTGCATAATTGGGCATCTCATGGTTCAGATGCATGGCGAACCTTTGGTGTGGGGCATCGTGAGAATTTAAATACGGTGCGCCCCCCACAGCGACAGGCGGAGATGGTGTATAATCCATTTGAAGCTAGACTATGATGAAATATGAAAATGCCACCATTGAGGATATCAAGCAGCTTTTACCTTTATGCAGAAGGTTTCAACTGGAAAGCTGGCAGAATTTTGCTGATTTTGATTATGATTTAATGGACGATTGGCTAGCGGAGCGTATTGCGGATCATCAATCGTATGTAGGCATAGCGAGAAACAATGGGTTTATGGAACAGAAAGACGCTGTATCGAGGGATATAGCGGGTTGTTTGATTGGAATGGCATTTACGTTTCCTTATTCAAGGACTTTGGTAGCCGGTGATTATCTCTGGTATGTACATCCAAAGTTTAGGGGCGGTATGACTGGTGTACGATTATTAAAGAATTTTGAGATTTGGGCAAAAGACAAGGGTGCGGTTCGTCTGATTGGCGGCGCAACGAGTGGCATTGCTTCCAAGAGAACGGCGGATTTAATGCAGCATATTGGTTTTAAGGCGTTTGGCGCATTAGCAGAAAAGGAATTACGATAATGGGCGGATTTTGCAGTGGTAATCCTAGGGATCAAAGAACTGATAACAGAACGAGCCGGCAAAGGGCAGCTGATAATGCTTATGCAACAGAATTAGCAAGAGCAACCAAGGATGACCCAAATAGAAATGTAACAGGTTTTGCTGATCCTTTAAAGGTTCTAACAGGTAGTTCTTTACCAGATGCTGGTTTTGACGAAAAATTAAGAGATGCTTATAACGAGCGACAAAGGGCTAATGTTGCAGCAAGAAATATGCGACCAGACGGCACTCAAAAGGATGATGACAGACCAAAGAAAGCAGAAACACCGGCAGCCGTAGCACCTGTTGTAGAAGAAGAAGAAGAAACAACGACAACGCCACCGGACACACCAGCGGCCCCTGCTTATACACCGCCTAATTATAACAATCCTGTTAGAACAGAATCTGTACAAGAGGTATTAGCTGATCAGGAACGAGGTCCAAAAAGCGGTACGATTGAAACATCAGCACAGGGAATTTCAAAAGACGATACGTCTGGATTACGGCCAAAAAGAAAATTAAAGCCAAGAGGTCTGTTAAACCCAGAAACACCGACTAGAAATCAATCTTTACTAGCAGCAGCGTAATGGTCGGTAAGAAAAAAAAGAATATGGCCGGGGTGATGGGGGCCTTATCGTCCCAGCCATTGCAGGGCATGAGTTTAAGCATGAATGTAGACCCACTAGAGCGGATGCAGCAGAAATCGGCTGGACGTTCACAAGGTCGATCCCTTGCTGGCATTAAGAAAAAAGAAAAGAAATCCATATTGGGAATGGTATAAATGGCAGAAGCAAACAAAATGGTTGTGGCTTTAGATCGCAGATATCAGAAACTGCACGGTCAGAGAAGCCAATGGGAAAAGCATTGGCAAGATATTGCCGATTATATGCTTCCTAGAAAAGCCGATATTACCAAGAAAAGAACACAGGGCGATAAAAGAACTGAATTAATCTATGATAGTACAGCGATTCATGCAGTTGAATTATTGGCTAGTAGTTTACATGGTATGCTGACTTCACCAAGCAGTCCCTGGTTTTCCATGCGGTACAGGGATTTGGGATTAGCAGAAGATGATCAGGCCAATGAATGGCTTGAAAGTTGTGTCAAGCTAATGTTTAAGGAATTTCAGCGTTCTAATTTTCAACAGGAAATCCATGAATTATATTATGATCTGGTGACGTTTGGAACGGCGTGTTTGTTTATTGAGTTTGACGAGTTAGGATTACGTTTTTCTGCCAGGCATATTGCTGAAATCTGCATTAGTGAAGATATGAATGACCGTGTGGATACGGTCTATCGAAAGTTTCAATTAAACGCTCGGCAGATAGCACAGCGTTTTGGCAAGGATAATTTACCGGAGAAAATACAGAAAAGCCTAGATAAAGACCCTTATGAGGACCACGATATCGTTCATGTGATTTATCCAAGGGAAGATAAACTTGGGTCCAGTGATTTAAGAAAACCGGTAGGTTCTATTTATTACCATCCCGAAAGCAAACAGTTATTAGGGGAAGGCGGCTTTGATGAAATGCCGTTTTGTGTACCACGATTTAATAAAGACAGCGTGTCGATCTATGGGCGTTCACCAGCCATGTCCTGTTTACCGGATGTTAAAATGGTGAATAAAATGTCCGAAGTGAGTATTCGGGCGGCTCAAAAGCAAATAGATCCACCACTAATGGTCCCAGACGATGGTTTTCTTCTCCCTGTGCGTACAACACCCGGCGCACTGAATTTTTATCGTACTGGGACCAGGGATCGTATGGAACCCTTGCAGGCGGGAGTACAAAACCCTATTGGCTTGGCTATGGAAGAACAGCGCAGAAACGCTATTCGAGCAGCGTTTTATGTGGATCAGCTCCAATTACAGCAAGGTCCACAAATGACAGCAACAGAAGTTCTACAGAGAAACGAAGAACGTATGCGCCTACTTGGACCAGTAATGGGTCGATTGCAATCGGAATTATTGCAGCCGTTAATACAAAGGTCTTTTCAACTGATGTTAAGAAATGAGCGCTTTATTCAACCGCCGGAAGAGCTGCAAGGTCAGGATATTGAAATTGAATATGTATCTCCATTGGCCAAAGCGCAGAAATTGACAGATTTACAAAGCACATTAAGGGGCATTGAGATTTTTACCCAGTTAGGTCAGACCGTACCGGTTATGGATTATCTTGATCCGGACGGCATGATAAAATACCTAGTTGAAGTGACTGGAATGCCGGCACAGGTTATAAGAAGTAATGAAGAAGTTGCAGCGATGAGGGAAGAGCAGCAACAGGCACAGGCACAGGCTCAATCCCAACAGGATCAAATGATGATTGCTGAACAGGCACAGAAAACAGCGCCTATGATTAAAGCTTTAAATGAAGCTGGCATTACGCCGGATGAAGCTGCATGAAGAAAATAAATGAAATCCGCACAGAGGATTTAAAGAATAATTACAGGCGTATGTTTTTAACAGACGATGGGCAGATTATTCTTGATCATTTAAAGCAATGTTTTGGTTTTTATCAAACTACTTATGCCAAAGGCGATCCTTACGATAGCGCCTTTTTTGAAGGGCAACGATCTGTTGTGCTAAACATCCTACGAATGATGGAGCCACAGAAAAAACTTGAACAGCAAAAGGAAGTAAAGAATGAGTGAAACAGAGGTAATCCAGAGCGATACTGGATCTCAACCCGAAGCCGTTAGCGCAGAGCCGGCTCCGGTAGCGTTTATCGATACGTTAAATGAAGAATTAAGAACCGAACCAAGTTTAAGAAATTTCACAGATGCGTCCGGATTAGCAAAGTCTTATATTCATGCCCAAAAAATGATTGGGATGGATAAGATTGCTGTTCCGGGTAAATCTTCAACAGATGAGGAATGGAACCATGTTTACCAGAAGCTTGGCCGTCCTAATGCTGCCGGTGACTATGGCATTAAGGATCTTGAAGGCTTTTCAGAAGATGATATTAGTAATTTTCAGCAAATTGCACACGATGCTGGCCTTAATGCAAAACAGGCTGAAAAAATTGCGAAAGCCTATTCAGAAAAAAACAAAGAAGCCATCGCAGCCAGCGTTTCTGAAAGGGAAGAAATCCTCGCCGAAACGAAAACAGAACTTGAAAAAGAATTTGGCAAAGCCTTCGAACAAAAAATGAAAATGGCAAAATCAGCAGCTGTTCGTTTAGGTGCTGGTGAAATTATTGATGAAATTGAACTTTCAGACGGTACATTATTAGGAGATCATCCAGCTATTATTCGTATGTTTGTTGGATTAGCTAATCAAATGGGGGAAGATACATTGGAAGGTGAAACAACCGATTTAATTATGACCCCTGATGAAGCCAGAAGAGAATTAAACCAGATAATTGCCAAGGATACGCCCTATTGGGATAAGACGCATCCGGAGCATGATTATTATACTCGAAAAGCTTTAGAGCTTCGTGAGCATATACATGTTGGATAACCGAAAGGCCCAACTGCAAGCTGTATAGTCAGCGGATAGCTTTTCCTTATAAGCAAGAACGACCCATTTTTGGATAATCGGACGCAATCAAACTTACATTTTTAAACACAGGAGGTGTATTATTTCTACTGAAATAACCACAGCTTTTGTCCAGCAGTATTCGTCTAATGTACAAATGCTATCACAGCAAATGGGTTCTCTATTGCGTGATGCCGTTGATACAGAAACGGTTACTGGTGACAAAGCATTCTTTGAGCAAGTGGGCAGCGCAGCAGCTCAAGCTCGAACCAGCCGTCATGCGGATACCCCGCTGATGGACACGCCCCATGCAAGACGCATGGTTACATTAACTGATTATGAGTACGCAGATCTCGTTGATGATCAGGATAAATTAAGAATGTTAATTAGTCCTGAATCTACCTATGCAAGGGCAGCCGCAGCAGCGATTGGCCGATCTATGGATAGTACAATCATTAGCGCTCTAGGCGGTACAGCTTTTACTGGAACTACTGGTTCTACGTCTACAGCTTTACCATCAGCTCAAAAAATTGCTCATGGAAGCGCTGGATTAACTATTGCAAAATTGGTTAGCGCGAAAAAATTGCTCGATGCTCAATCTGTTGATCCATCGATTCAAAGATACATCGTTGTATCTCCAGAGCAAATTGAAGATCTACTCAATTCAACTACTGTTACAAGCGCAGACTTTAATACGGTCAAAGCACTTGTACAGGGTGATATTGATACGTTTGTTGGATTTAAATTCATTACCAGCAACAGACTAACAGATGATGGCACTAGCCGTCTTTGTTATGCCTGGGCGCAAGATGGCGTTAAGCTTGCCATTGGTAAAGAGCCAACAGCCAAGATCGATGAGCGTTCTGACAAATCATACGCAACGCAAGTCTATTACTGTTCTTCTTTTGGTGCGACACGCATGGAAGAAGTAAAAGTAGTAGAAATTGCCTGTAACGAGTAAAGGAGATAGATTATGGCTACAGTTTACTCAGTTGGCAGAACTAACACTAGAGCAGTACCTACTGTTAAAAACCCAGTTAATAAAATGGGTGGCAGAATTAGGGTTGCACATGACGTATATGAAGCATCTTCATTAGCATCTGGTGATGTTATTGAGATGTTTATATTACCTGATGGAGCAAGATTGCTTGAAGGATCTTTAGCACATGATGCTTTAGGTTCATCAACAACTTTATCTGTTGGATACGCAGCGCATACTAATAGTGCCGGAACAGCAGTAAGTGCATCAGCGGCAGCTTATAAAGCAGCAGCAGCAAGTACCTCTGCACAGAAAGTTGACATTATGGCAACTTTAGCTCTTGGCTCTGGAACCATAACCGACACTAATGGTGACGGTGTTGCGGTTACAGTGACAATGGGTGGTGCAGCTGGCACAGGAACCATAGAGTTAACCGTTAAGTATGTGGTTGACTAAAGTTTAGGGGGGAGCAATCCCCCCTTTATTTTTTTTGGAGATTTAAATGGCAAGTAAAGTTGATATTGCAAACTTTGCGTTAAACATTATTGGTGCAACAACCATATCCAGTTTAACTGAAAATGTAAAAGCAGCTACTGTTATCAATCAAAGGTTTGATAGTGTCCGTGATGCTGTTTTTAGGGCGCATCCCTGGAATAGCTTAATTAATAGAGCTTCCTTGTCTCAAGACACGACTAG